ATGGCAATAGTCATTGCAGTGGTAAATGAAAAAGGCGGCGTTGCAAAAACGACGACGAGCTATAATCTGGCTGACGCACTGTATCGGCAGGGCAATAAGGTTCTCGGTGTTGATATGGACGCACAGGGTAACTTTAGTGAAACCTGGGGCAGCGACAGGGCAGTTATGGGGATAGCGGACGTACTGAACGACAATGAGCCGATCACCGACGCTATCCAGGAAAAGGAAGGTCATTTCGACTTATGTGCCGGCGATCAGTTGCTGAAGAACTTTGAGCGCCAGAATGGTTTCCAATTTAACTTTAGGCTGCGCAAAGCATTGGAAGCTGTGCAGGATAAATACGACTACATTATCATAGATACAGCGCCAGCCATTGCGCTATTGACAACAAACGCAATGATTGCGGCAGATTATGTCATTATTGCAGCAACTCCCGAATCTTATTCCCTCAATGGTCTGGTTCGCCTAAATGAAAGCATTCAGGCTGTTCGTGAATTTTCTGCTGGGGAACGCATGGTGGAAATTCTCGGCATTCTTTTGACTCGTTACAGGAAACGCACAAAGCTAACAGAAACAATGAGTGACGTATTCGCAGAAGTGGCAACAAGAATCGGAACTACATTATTCAGCGCAAAGATACGCGAAAGCATGAGTATAAAAGAAGCCCAGGCTAATGGCCAGAGTTGTTTTGAATACGACAAGAATTCCGCCGGCGCAGAGGATTATGCGGTCCTGGCACAAGAAGTTATTGAACGGATAAAGGAGGCGCGCAAACATGGCTAAACCACGGATAAGCAAAGAAAAGCTGCTGGCCGGCGCAACGGAAGAACTGCTGCAACAGGCACACAGAAGGGAAACAATAAGACTGGAACAGGTTGCGGCTGGTGAAATAGAAGACAAAAAGCCATGGGAATGTTCTCCTGTGGTTCACGAAGTATTTCTGCAGTCGCCACTACCGGCTCAACCCAACGGCGCACAATTTGCCGCGGCCAACCGTGACCAGCTCAATGAATATCTGACGCGTGGACCAGAAGACTTTTCTGATCTGAAGAAAGAGGAGCCTTTTTCTCGTATCAGTGTTTTTGCCTATACAGACATTGTTGAACGCATTGAAGCCATAGCATGGAGCGAGCACAAAGCAAAAAACAAAGTCGTAACGACACTGCTGGAACGGCTGGTAAAAGAACCAAAATACATTGAAGTTTATCTGCAATACCTGCGCAGTGAGGAATATCAGCGCAAACAGCTGGAGAAACGGAAGAAGCAGCGGTTCAACGAGATCAGTCTGGAAGGCAAAATGAGGCTGTTCTTCCTGGATAACTATGACACTGCGCTCTTCAAAATGAAACTCGAGGACGCAGGGCGTGACGCCGACAACAATCGTACGGGGATCAGGTTGTTGGTATTCAAAAAGGATCTCAAGCACAAAAAAGCTGACGGACAAAGGGTTGCTACTTACGAATACTTCGCGGGCGACAATTTCTGCATTTGTGTCGAAACGCGCAAACGGCATAAGCTCATGAAATAAAACACTGTAAAGTCCACGGCCAAGGAGACAAATACAATTAGTCCCAATCTATAGATAAGAGTGTAAACTTTGTCTATTCTCAGAATACATTTGTTATATGCAACAACTAACAAGTATTGAGTTGTCATACATACGACGACAAAATTCGCATTTTTCATAACTGGCGATAGAGATAGATTATCGGAAGTTATGGGTAACTATGGTTAATTGTACTTTTGCACAGTTGAACACAACTTCCGATAGCCTTCTTGAATCAAAACTAATTCGCTACAGCTTTTTCACGATACGGCTGAGTTATACTAGCCAGTATGTCGTATTTTCTCTTTAGAAAAACCGTTGCTCCACCGTAAAGGTAATTGAAAACTTTTGTCAGTTGAATATTCCCGCCCAGATTTAATGTGCCTGTATTTTCACAATTCTTTTTTTTATTTATTTTTACGTCATTCGTTTTATTGATCCCCTCAAATAAAATCCGCTTAAGTTCAGTAACGAACTGTATATTGCTCGTTACGTGAAACATATTTACATTGGTACGCTTTTTTCTTGGGTAAAAGCCCCCGTCGCCGTCAATATATCCGCGTATAAAATGGACACGCAAATGTTTTGGAACCTGTTCTTCAGTCGGGAACCTAATTAAATCCGTTTTTCTTGGCATGCAGCCAAGCCTGACAAGGTCTTGCACCATTTTCTTTGAATTAAAGTATATTAGATAAGAATTCTCCTCTTCTCTATACCTCGGCTCTTTATCAAAACCACGCAGAGCGTCTCGAAACTTGATTAAATGGTCAAGATCTTTTGCTTGTAAGTCTAAACGTACTGACTTCTCTGTAATCGTGGAGTCAGCGTAAAGAAAACCAAGCCAATATGCTTTTTCTTCGGTATCTATTGTTTCAAAAAAATCAAAATCGAATTCGTACTTACGGTGACGAATCATATTTTCCTTTCCCTCAACTTCCAAGGAATACTGGATAGGAGACCTTTCTATATAGGTATGAATGATATACTCTGCAGTACTATGGCCAATGCCTTCCGCTTTCTCAATAGCTCTGAACGACATACCGCTCTGATACATTTTTATGACGCGCTCGTTGCGCGCAACCTTCTCCTTGTTCATGTGCAATTTAGACCTTTCCGGTTCGTACAGATTAAACTTCTTCAGTGTACGAGTGACGGTGTGACGTCCAATGGCTAGAGCCTTTGCGATCGCACCAATTAGATCGCCGTCTTGATAAAGCTTAATAATTTTTTCGTCTCGTATCTTCTTCTTGATAGCGGTTGGCGTCAACATAATAGGTTTCCCTCCTTTGTGTTTGTATTTTGAAAATTGCGTCAATAATATTTAGATTTTACAAAACCAAAAACTCTAACTCTATTATAAGCCTCATTGCCATTCATATGTCAAGTGTATTGTGCTTACTAAAGAGCCTTCGATAACTAACAGTATACCTATACAAAAGCCTGTCAGATTCCCCCCGTCAGGACCGTCTCCCTTTGCCGCTTAAATGAAATTGTGCTATAATGAATATATCCATGACAACAATACGAGAAGAGGCTATTGGCTGATTACTGAAGACTCTTTTCTGAGAAGCCGGAAAAAAGGAAAAGAGGAGAATTTTGCTTATGTCTTTCACCAAAAACACACTTAGAACATTTTTAATGATCGGGACCATATTGACAGGCTGCTTATTCGTAAACACCAATACAAGTTATGCGCAAGATATTTATTGCGGTACTCATAATGGATATGACTACTATGTAGACAGCAATGCCAAGTCTGGTACTAGGAGTGGGTTAAAATACATTGGAGTAAAACGCTCTGACGGCAGTTACTATACATATTGTTTTAGCCATTACAATAATGTTTGGAAATTCAATTATTCTAATGGAGGAAGCATATACAACTCTGTATTCAACGAATTCCAGCCTGTAAACCGCAACAAATTGGCTAACGATATTTTGTATACGCTTTTGCAAATTTGGTAAACATGAACATACAGAATGAAGTGAATATGTGATCCATGCGATTACCCGGAAGAGTCAAGCGGCTGGTTACCGAAGACTCTTCTTTTTTGTTGCACATATCCTTTTTTCGTGTTACAATATCTATACAAAGAAGAGAGCATACGCGCTTCGGCGCAGCACCGGGAAAGACGCTTTGGGTTTGGTCACCTGAAGCGTCTTTTTCTTTTGCACAAAAAACTCCCGATATTGCTATCGGGAGCTGTGGCTTAGACGCGAATGGTCAGTCCGGTCGTCCGCCAAAGGAATTATTTGCCGCGCTTGCGGAGCCAATCGTAGAGCCACGCTGCTACTAGACTACTCGCAATACCCACGATAAAAGAAGAGAACATATCTCGCACCTCCCTCCCGTGCCAGGATTAAACCTTGGTCACAGAGGTTCGCGGCAGATACTATTATATCATGCAATGGACGTTCCTGCCAAAAGATATGACGACGGCAATCAACATATTTCTGCAGCAGGCACTGATAAGGAAAGGACTGCTGTTCGAAATCAGCATAGGCGGCGCAGATCCGGTTCTGCTGCAGAAACTGTTGGAAGCAGATAACGACAAAGATATCCTTGGGCCTTTGTTATAGGCCGAGAACAGCGGCATACCTTGAGAATGAATACGCGCCTGCAGTTATCTCCTCAGAAACGGAAATGCTTTGTGTTATATTTTATTCAGGAGAAGACAATTCCGTAGTTGAGGAGGTGAAAAACCATGTACAAGAAGTTCCTTCTCCTGCTCGTATTTGTGACGGTCGTCGCTGTGCTGTTCTCCTATGGCTTTGTGGCTATCGACACTGACATTCTCTCCACCGCAACAGACGCAGTTGCAAAACTCTGATTACGAGCAGGACAAAAACAGAAGCAAGGGTGACATTTTCGTTGCCCCTTGCTTTTTCTCATGGGTATAATTGGCAGCATTGTTGAAAAGCTATGAGGTCGTCGGCTCCGCCTCCTCCAACCAAAGGTACAGGGCGTGCGTTGTTGTTCAGTTGCTGAACATTTTGGGGGCCTCTTTTGTTCAGTCACTGAACATGGCTTTAAAAGCCGCCGAGTCGCACCAGCACTGGCTTCATTGTGCTTTGGGGGCCGATTTTTGGCGTAGACTTTCTATATAAGATATAGAGCTAGAACCCCGGGGGTTCTCTGCAAAGGGGAACGGGCGCGCTTCGCGCTTTAACCAAAGGTAGAAGAAAAAGCATGCACCTGTTAACCTTTGGTTCGAAGGAGCGCAGCTCCTTCGTTTTTAAGAGGCTCGGCTGGTGAGGAAGGAAGAAGTTTTTCATGGAAGCTGCGAAGAGTCTTGTATATACTTATAGAAATTTACGCAAAATCAGCCGCCAAAAACCTCTATGAAGCTAGTAACTACGCGGATAGAAGGCTATTTCAGACATGTAAAGAATTCTTTACAAAAGTATATATAGAATGTTAAAGATTCTTTACATACTTTTATAGGCAGATAGGGTTGAAAACCTTTCTGGCAGAAGGTACAATGGCAGATAGATTGGAGGAGACATTAATGGATAAGCTGAACGGACACTTTGAAGACGGCAGGTACATGCTCGACATAGACGAAAGCAGCAGGGTACATGTTGCTGACAACATATTTGAACTAGTTGACGAAAAGAAGGACTTTTTGGTGCGCCTACTTGTTCCAATCTACCAAAGCATAGACCAGCGCAATCTCTTAACCAGAATGGATAAGCAGGAGGGATATATCGACGATCAAGAAGACCTTGCGCGACTCTTTGGCTTTAAGAACCCTTCAGCTGGTAACTGGAAGAGGTTCTTGAAGAACATACTGCAGAAGGATATCATTCGGGAGATACAGGTAGACGGTGAAACCCGTTATCTTCTGCATCCGCGCATAGCCCATAGAGGCAACTTCGACGAAGCATTCTGGAAGCAGCTGAACGAATAACCATAGCAAAAGAGCCGGCACATACCAGACTAAAGATACCGGCTTCATTTTTTCATATAATAGACTGAATGTTGTGACATATAAGCTGCTGGAAAGGCAGTCAACATGGAGAAAGCCGTCGTTGAAAAAATTTTTTTTGAGGCGAAAAATGGCTTTGTATAGCCTCCAAATCACTTTATCCACAGGTTAAGCGGGGATAAGTACCTTGCCAGCGTCATAACGTTTTGCTATAATGAACGTACAGACAACAAAAAAGCACTGAACAACACCGATACAATGAAGATTGCCGTCTTCAAGGTATCCCGCTCCGGAACCTTACCTTCCGAATTAGTTGTGCGCTCAATGCCTTTCTTATATGCTTTTTACATAGACTATTATAGCATATAAGAAAGGCGCGGACAAGCATAATTCGTCATATAATGAGACTTTCCGGAAAAAGTTCGGGAAGTCTTTTTTAGTGTCTCCGTGAATAAAAGAAACACAGCCGCGTAATATGGTTAGCAGAGGGGTAAGAAAAAGACTTCTCGGGACAACAAAAAACTAGCCACAGCAAAAGGAGAACACAGATTATGGCGATTACAACAAACTCTTATGAAGCAGGATCAAACATTGGACAGGTACGGTATACTGCAACGACGGACATGAACTACTGGGACGAAAAAAAAGGCAAGTACGCAATTTGGCTGAATCGCGGCGCACAGCGCTTGTGGGCTGACGTCGACTACATTGAATTAATGGACAACAATCTGCTGGACTGCGGCCGGTTGCTTGCAATTATGCATGCAATCAACAAGGACAACATGCTGACGAAATGGGATAAGAAGACTCGTCACAATGTCCCGCTCGCAAGCACGGCAGAACTCATGGAGTTGGTTCAGATCGGCAATCGCGGCACGTTCAGAAAGTTTTGGGACAGGATCGAAAAGAAGGATATCGTCAAAGAAATCAAGATCCCGTCGTTGACGGAAAAAGGGAAGAGTTATAGCCGGTACTATGTAAATCCGCTCCTGACGTTGGCCGATAAGGGCATTACAATCGCGAACTACTTATTGTTTAAGGAGTCACTCGATCCATTCCTGACAACGCTCGCAAAAGAAAATCTCATGGCGCTGGCTGACGCGGAATTTGGCACACAGAAAGAGGAAGAAGTGGCTCAGGAGGTAGCTCCGGATATGACTCTAGAGGTTGTTCAGGAAGAAGCCGAGGAAGCACCGGAAGAGCAACAGACGGACGAATTCAAGGAACATATCCTTCAGGACGTCATTTACGAAGGAAAGCAGCCGCAGTTCTATTCTATTGGCAAGTATGGTGCACAGCGCGCTGAATATACGGATAGCACGGATATGTATGTACAGTTCAACTGTCTTACCGGCATTGCGGGCAAAAACAGCCAGGCAAAGGCTGAGGAAGTCAACACTTACAACGTGTGGTTCGCAGATATCGACGCCGGCAAGGACGCTGACGGCCACTATCTGAGCGACGAGGAAGTTGCCAAGCGCAAGGCTCATATGCTGGATATCATTCATAAGCTGCCGCTCAGCACTTACATTAATGAAACGCGGAACGGCTTCCATGTGCTCTGGAAGACTTACGGCGTGAACAGCTTCGAGGAATGGAATAAGGTCCAGCAGAAGATTATGAGCGTCTTGGCTGTCACGGACAAGGGCGTCAAAGATCCAGGGCGTCTTCTGCGCGTCCCGAACTCCATGTGGAGCAAGGCCAACAATAAAGCCGCTGCTGGTATCAGCGCCTTCCGCTGCCGTTGTGCCGAGGCTCATGATCAGGCTTGGGATATCATGAGCATTATGTCTCAGCTTGACGCTTGCGAAACTGAAGTGCATGAACTCTGCGCAGCGTATATGAAAGAATTCGGGATCGAAGAAAAGAAGCCTGTAGCAAGCAATAAGGCCGCTACCACCCGCAAAGCAAGCAGCCAGCCGAGCGCAGTCGTCAACACACTTCGTACCATGGCTATCAGCAACCTCAACACAACTTCATTCGCCATTCCGGCCACAACAACTTATGTAGACAACGTTGCGTATGCCGTCAACCACAACGTTGACATGGCAGGTCTGCTCGACCTTAGCATTAGCAACGGCCAGAGCTTCTGCGACATTTTCCACGCCGAGAAACACCCCTCAGCCAACATTTATTCAAACACGGACGGCAGCCAGCAGTATGTATGTGCCAGCGGCCCTATGGCAGGCCGTTCACTCTCAAACATTGACTTGGTTATGGAACTGGCACACTGCGACGCGCGCAAAGCCATTCGCTTCCTCGCGCAGGTGGCGAATATCAAACAGCGCCGTGGCGCCAAGGTAGCATAAAACTTTTTCAAAACGATATAGTAAACAACATGAAACGTATAGCCGGCTCAATCTAATAGCTATCAGACCTATTAAACCTATTAGGTATTGAGACCGGCAAGGAGGAAATAGACATGACAACAGAAATCATTATTGCAGATATTCATATCAAAGCCGCACAGATTGAGTTGAATGAACTTATGGTACGACAGGCCAAAGAACTGGCTGCAGCAAAAGTAAAGGTTGCCCAGGCCCGCATTGCCAAACTGGACGCACAGCAGGCAGAACGTCCGGCTAAGGCCTTGCAGTATGAGCAGGCGAAGCAGAAGCAGCTTGACATTCAGGCCAAGGCCAAAGCCGCAGCTGACAAAAAAGAAGCAACAAAATCGGCGCAGAACGAGAAAATCAGTGCCCGCCTGCAGGATCTTTCGGCAAAAGTGCCCCAGGAAGAGCTGGCATCCGCCACGGTCAACGAGAACGAACAGATCAGCAAGCAGTTGCCGGCCGCGGAGCAGTACCGTCGCGACCTTTGTGACATTGTGTATGAACACAGTCTTGATCTGGAAATTCTTGACATGACGGTCAACGAATTCTATGACACTTATTACAATGAACTGTCGCGCAATCTTGACCAGCGCTGGAATGAAATGAGTGCAGACCTTATGGCGCCTAGCTTTGAATGCCCAATCGATATGGGTATCTATGAACCGTCGCGCGCCGGGCTGGAAACCTTTGCAGAACCATGGCTGGAAACTGTACTGGACAATGACCTTGCTGTACTCCATGCCAGCAATGGCGACATATTCGCCAGCAACGTCATTGCGTATATCAACGGCTACTGGCATAGCCTTGGTTGCCCTGACAGCGTTCCTGTACAGTGCGGTGGAATCTGGTATAACATTCGCGTTGCTCACCCCGCTAATGACCGGACGCACCATTGCGAGTTGTCATTCCTCGACACTGCCGGCCGCGAACACTGCATTGTCATGGAATATACGGCCAACAACGCTGAAATCGACGGGAGTTATGACGACGAAAGTTATGCAGTTTATGACAGCATTGTAAGCTGCGCCGCCTAATCAACCAAACACAATAGCGCAAGAAAGGCACTAGAGCGTCGGTATTCACCGAATCCCCAGTGCCTTTTTTATCATTCATTGAAGCCTTTATCAAAAACCTTGTCTGTGAATTTCATTCCGCCACTGGTTCGTTCAAACGAAACTTTGGCGGAGCCATTCAAATAAGGAACTGTCCAGAATACGGCAAGTTCCTGTACGTCAGGCAGGTCTTCATACGCCTTTGCTGCCATATCGGAGCTAAACATTTCCAGCATTTCCCTGGACATTTTGCCGCTGTTCTTGCGGTTCCATGTAAGTCGTACAAGGGCAACATAATCGCCGTCCTTCTCCGTCCCCAGATCTGGATTTAGCGTTATGCTGTCAATAGTTGTCTCGTCGTATCCCTTGACATACTCCCTGAGCTTATCTTCAATCTTGCCTTCTGGGGTATTCCTCCGGGCTTCGGCAGCAGCCCTGGCTTCTTCCTCCAAAGCCTTTTGTTCTTCAAGGGCCTTTTTATCGGCTTCTTCTTTGGCTTTCTTTTCGGCCAACTGTTGCTGCTTTTTCTGCTCCTGCACTTGACGCTGAGCTTCATTTGCGGCTTTCCGTTCTGGAGACTGCGTGGCGGCGGCACCAATCCCGCCAATAAGAAATACAACAACAGCAATGGCTAATCGCTTACTGTAAAACTTTTTGTCTCCGCCTTTTAGGACGCAGATTATCAACTTTACCAAGAAATAACCGCCAGCGACCATTGCCAGCAACACCAACAGACCAAAAAATGTATTCATTTAAAAAATCCTCCTCCAGTTCTCTAAACGCAGAACCCTGCAATATCATATATTCTGCTGTGAAAGTGTTTTCCCTTCCCAGCAGGGCCTCTTTTTATTATTTGAAATAATCTGAAAATTATTTCTTTTTATTTTCTTTGGGAATAGCCAGAAGCAATCCGAGTAATAAGTTTTTAGAACCACCTCGCAAGGGGCGGGCTAAAAGTTCATTACGAGCTGGCTTTCAGATAGCCAGAGAAAGTATAAAAGAGGTATATATAATGGGAACATTTCATAACGCAAACAGCAGAATCGGTAAGCTGGGCGAAGGAGCAGCAGCAGAGTATTTCATAAATGCTCTTGACGCCACCAAAGTCGAAGACCTCAGCAAAATCCCTGAGTGGCAGGCAGTTGACGTTGACATGCGCGTCACCCTTGCGACCGGCTTCCAGTTCCTTGCCGAGGTCAAAGCCGACAGCAAAGACTTCGGCTCAATCTTGGTTGAAATCGTCAGCAATGACACAAAGCCGCTTGACGATCCGAAACGCCTCGGCTGGATTTACAAGACCAAGGCCGATATCATTTATGTCTATAAATCCTGGACCATGAGTTTATACGCATTGAACCGCCGCCAGCTTCTTGAATTCGTCCAGAAAGTCGGCAGCAATTATCACTGGTGCTATGGTTACACCAACGACAAAAACGGCCGCCTCCTGTACCGTTCCAAAAATTTGATTATCCCACGCAAAGAACTGATTGACGCCGGCATTCTTCGCGAAGTTGCCATGCACACCACTGCGCCCATCCGTCAGAAGGACGGCGAGTATGTGGGTTTCGGTTCCTGGTATCGTTATAACCCCGGCTTTACCTGCAGCGAAAATGTATTCCGTGCCATTGCCCTGAGCACCAACAAAATTGTGCCGGCGGCGTGAATAAGAAAAACTGATCTCCGTAATATAGATAGTGTAGAACAAAAACAAAAACTTTTTCCTGGAGGAATCAAAAATGTACGAAAATCTTGACCTGAACAACGAGAACGACCTTTTCACCGCAGTCCTGGTGGCCCTGGACGAACACCGCTATGCTGACGCCGTTGAGCTTTCCACCACCTTCCTGAACGAAAGCGACAACATTGAACGGCGCCTGGCTATCTACCAGTTATATCAGTTAAGCCTTAAAGCATTAAAGAGAAAAAGCCATGACAAAGCCGCCAAAGAACTTGACGAAATCCTCGACGTTGCCTATGACGAGAACCATGACGTCTATGAGTTTGCTTTTACCCATACCTGTTAAACCTAATAGCTAATAGACCTAGTAGCTATTCACTCTATATATAAGGAAGGAAATGCATAATGACAACAACAACCTCAGCTCCTCAAAATCCCTCTTCAATACAGAACATGCTTGACCTTATCCAGCAGCAATCTGAACAGCTCGACGCTGAGATCCGGCGTCTTGCCGAAGTCGAAAACCGTCTGGCAGAAACCTGCAGACGTATCACCACCAACACCAACAATAAGGAGGACAAATAAAAATGTTCGTCGCAAAAACAACCGAAGGGAATAAACATAAGAATGGCCCCGTTTCCCAGCCACTATATAACCATTATGAATATGACCGCATAAATGACAGTGTTGACGTTCGTATCCGCGAAATTCAACACTTTGCCGAATTCCTTCACTCCACTGACATTTCTTCCCGCATAGTTGCGGACGAAATCGTTCAGATCCTGAAAAAAATTCCGCGCCTTGAAAGAGCGGCCATTTTCTTCCGCCATGGTCTTGACCTTAAATGGGAAGACGCGGCCAAAAAGCTCAACATGAGCCGCAGCTCTACCCAGCGCTTAACCAACAGCGCTTTGCAGCATTGCCGTGAAATTCTTGAACAACAGTTTAAAGAGCAACAACAGCAGAAGGAGAGAGAATAAAAAATGACCTGGTATAAAGACACTACTTCGTATTTTTACATGAATCGTAAAGTGCAGAGAGCAAAATCAGCTAACCATTATTCCGCCGCTGAAATAACTAAGCTGTTCAATTCCTGCACAAACGACTTCCAGCGCGACTTCCTGATTGACCGTTTGTATTTTCTTGACGGCTCGTCCCGCTACCCAGCAAAAGATCGAGGCATTATGACTGCCCGCCAAATGTTATCCGATCAGTATCTGGCCGAGAATTATTCCACTACCCTCGACAATTTCAAATAATTATCCACGCCCTCAAAAAACGAGGGCGTATTTCTTTTCTGGGCGTTTCGCGCTATCCCGACGTATTTCATATATTGAGAGTATTTATGTATTCCAACAGCAACACACAACACTTATATATATGCCGGCGCCCTAAACCTGTCTACTTTTGCTTAACCCTTGCCGGCTGAATCTACAACAAATCAAGAAGAAAGGAGCAATATACATGGCAGCACCATGGGCAAAGACCTTCTACAACAGCAAACAGTGGAGATACCTTGCAAGAGTATACCGCGAATCCCACTTCCATGTGTGTGAGCGGTGTGGAAAACCGGGAGCAAGAGAAGTCCACCACAAGATACACCTTACCCAACGTAATGTATCTGATCCAAATATAGCTCTTAATCCTGATAACCTCATACTCCTTTGCTATGACTGCCACAACGAAGAACACGAACGAATGAAGTATCGTAAGCCTGTCATTAGAACATATACCTATGACAGCCGAGGCAATATAGTATCCGTTACTGAGCCTGAAACATATCCCCCCCTACCCTAAGTCTTTTATTTATCTCCCAAGACCTGCGCGCCCCCTCGTTCGCGAAAAATCCTTAGTTTTCAGCATAGGGGGTACTTATAGAACAGCCTATAACTATAATTTTTTGTTATACCTCTCAGAAAGAAGTGATACCCATGACCACAGCAACAAGAAGAGCTGCGGCAACCCGTTACCAGCATAAACTAGAAAAGCTTTTCACCAATGCTCCTGAAACCAAGCGCGAAGCCGCCAATCTCCTCATTAAACGGGCAGCATTTTTGCTTGCCACTGAAGACGAGCTTCAGAGCCTCATGCAGCAAGAGGGGCCAATCGGCGTGTATGAGAACGGCAGTCAGAGCGGCGTTTGTATTTCCGCTTACCTGAAATCCTATACAATGGCTAACCAGCAGCTGCTGTCAACGATAAAGCAGCTCACCGTATTCCTGCCGGCTGACGACAGTGCTTCGCAGTCGGCCTTAAATAAGTTTTTTGCCGATCATAAATAAAGGAGAACGCTATTCATGACATTATCTGAACAGATTGCTTACGCCAAGAAGAATTTGCCGAATCTGTTGACCAACTACTTGCGCCAACAGGAAAACGAAGCCTATATGCGAGGTTATAAAGACGCCCTTCATTGCCAGCCGCCAGTCTATGACGACGACGACAACATGATCCATGCTTAATGTATTTTGAAAAAGGAGGAATTGCCACGAACTATATAGAGCAATATAACGACGAAATCCAGAGCGGGCGAATTCCTGCCTGCAAAAAACTTATAGCCGTTTACCAGCACGTTGTCAACAACATGCATAATCCTGACCTTCCTTATGAATATAACGACAAGCTTGCTCGTAGAGCGGTCGACTTCATAGAGCAGTTTTGTTACATTCCAAAGCACAGCCCCAGGACGTTAATGAAGTTGGAATTGTGGCAGCGGGCGTTTATAAGCTGTATTTTTGGCTTTGTCCGCAAAGATAACGGCGCCCGTCAGTATCAAGAAGCTGTGCTATATGTTGGCAGGAAGAATGCCAAGAGCTGCCTAGCAGCCGCTATAGCTGTTTATGTGTTACTGTCCGATAATGAACCGACGGCTGAGGCATATTGCGCCGCAACGACCAGACAGCAGGCTCAAATCCTTTGGAAATACGCCTGCGAGCTTGTGAAAAGCTCTCCTGATCTGCGCGGGTATTTTAAGAAGAAAGTAAATTCCCTTGAGATACCGTCCCTTGACGCTTCTTTTGTACCTCTGAGCAAAGACAGTGGCAGTCTAGACGGCCTGAGCCCCAGTCTTATCCTTATCGACGAGCTACACGCGATAAAAGACGTCAATATGTACGAAGTTTTACGCGGCGGAACGTATTCCAGACGCCAGCCGTTAACCATAATCTGTAGCACGGGTGGTTATATTGAGCCGAATTCTATCTTTGACCAGAAGTATGCCGAGTACCAGCAGATTATTGACGGATATAAAAGTGGCGAATATGTCGACGAAACCACGCTCCCGATTTTATACGAGTTAGACGATAAGAGCGAAATGAACGACGAAAAAGCATGGCTGAAAGCAAATCCGAACTTGGGCGTGTCAAAGAGTATTGAAATCCTGCGTCAGGAAGTGAATAGAGCTTCCTTGTCAGATAGAGCCTGGGCAGATCTGGCATGTAAGCAATTTAATGTTCGTCAGAGTAGCAGAGAGGCTTTTTTCCAGCCTAATGACGTCATTCAATGCAAATGCGAAAAGCTGGATTATGCTTCTTTGGACGGTTGCAGCTATATCTGCGGAATCGATTTAGGCACCACAACCGACCTGACCTGCGCTACGGCAATCGTCAAGCAGCCAGGAGACGACGTCTTAAAGGTGCTTCAAATGTACTGGATACCCGAAAGCACTATCGAAGAACACGAGGAACAAGACAAGGCGCCTTATTCAACTTGGATTAGCAATGGTTATATGAGGACCGTTGAAGGCAGCATTATTGACACAGACGTTGTTTTGGCCTGGTTCCGTGAAATCGAGCAAAAACATGGCTTATATATGTATAAGTGCGGCTATGACCAGTACCACGCCACCTACCTTGCCAAAACCCTGCGCGAGAGTTATGGCAATGACATGATAGAAGCCGTGGGCCAGACTTTCAAAGCTCTTTCTGCACCAATGTATGCTTCCAGGGCCATGTTCAAGGACAAGAAAATTCTTTTCGACAATCCTGTTTTCACTTGGAATCTGCTGAATACCCAAGTGCAGTACGACCAAAGCGGCAACGTAAAACCATTCAAAAACAGAAACCTGCATGTCAGGATTGACGGCTATAGCTCTTTTCTATCCGCCTTTGCCGTATACCAGAGCGTAAAAGACGACCTGGCGTAAGGTTTGGGCGTTTTGCGGCACCTCGACGTATTATATATATTGAATGAAAACGTTAATTAAAAAAATAAGGAAAGGAGGAAAAACCTTTTCTATATGAATATCACAAAAGAATTACGTTCAACATATAACCGCATTTTTCACCACGACGACGAACCTCCAGAAGTTGTGCAGAATACGCAGCGTCTCCAGTTCTTAAATGACTGGCAAAATGTGTTCAGCATGCGCAGCGACTATTCCAACGACATTGTTGTTCAGAGCTGTGTCCGCACAATCGCGCGCCATATCAGCAAACTGCGGGCCAATCATGTTGTCCTTACCGATAACACTAAAAAGCCGGCCGACGACGATAATCTGCGTTATATGCTACAAGTTGCACCTAATCCTTATATGACTGTGTCTGACTTCCAATATCGTATGTGTATCAACGCATTGACCACAAACAATGCTTATGCCGTCATTGTTCGTGACGACCGCGGCAAGCCTGTTGAGCTGTGGCCGATTGAGGGCCAGGAAGTTGAAGTCAGAGAGGTTGAAAACGAGCCATACCTGACGTTCAGGTTCAGCACCGGCAAAAAGAAAACTGTTGCTTATTCTGACCTCCTCCATATCCGCTATAACTTCGCGAGTGGCGAACTGATAGCCAAGAGCAATGACAACCTTACCGAGAACCTGCGTCTATTGGATACTTTGCAGCAGAGTTTTAGGAATTCGGCCGTCAACAGCGGGAAAATCCGTGGCGTCGCTTCAATCGCAGGCCAGATTGGCTCTGACCAGTGGGCAAAGAAGTCTGAAGCGCTGAATGCACAGCTTCAAAATGCTTCAAGTGGCGGCATTGTGGCCACGGACGGAACCATTACTTTTACACCGTATAATGGAGCGCCCATTCCGGCAGACCATAGCCAGCTGGACTATCTTCGGCAGAATATCTACCGTTTGTACGGCGTATCGGACGCCATAGTCAGTGGGAAGTACAACGAGGCTGACTGGACTGCTTTCATGGAAAGCGTGCTGGAGCCTTTAGCACTGCAAATGAGTCAAGAGTACAGCAGAAAGCTATTCAGCCGTAAAGAGCAGTTGCAGGGCAATCAGATTGTCTTTGACATGAACCGCCTTGCCTACTGCGACACCCGCACAAAAACAGAGCTTATCCGCCAGTTGCGGCCATTGGGTATCCTGACGACGAATCAATGTTTGGAAATCATGGATTTACCGCCTGTTGAGAACGGCGGCGACGACCGCGTACAGACTCTGAATGTGGCCAACACAAATATCGTTAGCAACTATCAGTTGCAGAACAGCTCCGGCCGTGGCCCTGGACGCCCCGCAAATCCACCACAGCCTGATAGAGAGGAGGGAAAAGATAATGGATAAATCCGAATACCGCAGCACCTCCGCCTCTAGTATTGAATCTGCAGATAAAAAGCTGACTGTCCATGGCTATGCCGCAGTCTTTAACAGTCCCAGCGTTGCAATGCCGGCCGCAGCTTATGACTATGAAATCCTTGAGCAAACAGCCTTTGACCATTGTGACATGAGCCGCTGCGTTTTCCGTTATAACCACGACGACAGCCATGAGCTGCTGGCAAGAACCTCGAACAACACCCTGCAGCTTAGTGTTGACGAAAAAGGCTTAAAAGTTGTAGCAGAATTCGCTGACACGCAGGCCGGTAACGACCTCTATAAGCTTATCCAGCGCCGCGACGTGTCAGCTATGAGCTTTGGTTTTATCGTCAGGAAGGACTATATTGAGCACCGTGTTCGCCATATAACTGACATTGCTCGTTTGATTGACGTATCTGCCGTTGACGATCCTGCATATCAGTCCACTTCCATTGACGTTGTTCAGCGCAGTATAAAAGCTGCCGAAGAAGCTGAACGCCGTCAATGGAAGGACGAAACATTGCGCCAGCGCATGTATATTCAGTCTTTATACTAATCTACCTAATAGCTATTAGACCTATTAGCTATTAGGAATAAAAGGAGAATACAATGGATAGAATTCACGAAATCGAAGTCCGCATGGCTGCCATTGTCGAGGCCTCCAAAGAGGCCGAAGGCGAAGAACTAAAAGCGCTGGCGGACGAGGCTGACAAGTTGACAGCCGAAAAAGAAGAGCTGCGCAAGGCTGCTGAAGAGGCAGAACAGCGCAAAGCTATTGCTGAAAAGTTAAACGCTGGCGAAATTGCTGGCAACCACATTGACATTGCAAAGGAGAACAAAAAAATGGATATCAATTCTACCGAATACCGTTCCGCATTTAAGGATTATGTTGAAACTGGCGTTATGAACGAGGAGTTCCGCGCAGTTGCTATGACGGCACAGAATTCCGCAGTAATCCCGCCGACCGTCATGAATCAGATTGTTGAGAAAATGACAAAAGAAGGTTCTGTACTTAGTTTGGTGCGTCGTATTGCGTTCCCGGCTGGTGCGGCAATTCCAAAGTCTGAACTGGCAGCAACGGCAAACTGGATTGCAGAAGGTGCTGAAATCAAAGCAGACGGCAAGGGAACGACGCAGGTAACGTTTGCAGCATTCCCGCTCGCGGCTGCTATCGGCGTATCCTTCAAGTTACATGTTCAGTCTCTCAGCGCCTTTGAAAATAGCGTTGTGGAGAATGTGTCTCGCGCAATGGTCCGCGCTCTTGAATCCGCTATCATTTCTGGTGACGGCAACGGTAAGCCGCAGGGCATTGTAACGGCGAGTGTTCCTGCAAACCGTATCGTAGAAATCAAGCAGCCGAAATACACTGACCTCATTGCAATGCTCAAGGCAGTACCTGCTGCTTACAAAGCTGGTTCTGTTATCGTCATGAATGAGAATACATACCTTGACTTTGAAGGCATGGTTGACAACAATGGACAGCCGATTGCTCGTACGAACTATGGCCTGAACGGCGCAGAGAATTTTGTACTCAAAGGCAAGAAAGTTGTGACGACCGACTTCCTGCCGAGCCTTGACGAAGCTGGCGCAGGTGACGTCGTTGCGTTTGTTTACAACCTTGACAACTACGTCCTGAATACGGCTTATGACATGGATCTGCAGGTATATCAGGACAACCCGACTCGCAATAAGGTATTCCAGAGCTACATGCTTGTTGACGGTAAGCCGGTAGACACAGAAGGCTTAGTGCTGGTTAAGAAAGCCGCTTCCGCTAAAGCCTAAGAATTGTTGAAAACACCGATACCGCTGGCCATGTTTGAGCCAGCCGGTCGGTATTATCCATTGAGTTTTAAAGAAAGGAGCTTCGGGCATTGGACGAGTTAGCACAAATCAAGTCGTACCTGCGAATTGACGAAGACCTTGTTGAAGACGACGAGCTCCTCAAGGCTTTAGTCGAGGCAGGCAAGCGCTACATTACTACAGCGACCGGCAAAGCATATAAAGATAACGACGCCGTTATGCGGCTTTGCCTGACGTTGTTCGTAGCGCACCAGTATAATGACCGTACCATGGTTAGCAAAAACAACGTGCAGGAATATAGCCATTCGTTGTCTGACATTCTGAAGCACATTGAATCCTCTGACGACTATGAGAAGGTGGCCAAATGATACTGAATCCTGGCTTACTGAATAAGAAAGTTGACGTTTGGGGCGCCAAATCTGCTGAAAAAGGCGGTTTTGACAGCACAAAGCCTGTCAAACTGTATTCGCGCATATCGGCCGCAATCCAGCCGGTGCGTGGCAGTCAGTTCTTTATTAGCCAGCTCACCGCCAACAAAGAAAACGTCAAGATTACAATCCGCTACCGCAGGGGCATTACAGAAAGCTGTACTGTTACCTATCATAACCATGTATATGACGTTCAGAGCATTGTCGATCCAGACATGGCTCATGAGTCGCTTGAGTTGTACTGTGTTGAGCAGGTGGTCGGCAATACTCCCGCAGAAACGCCTCAGCAGAAGATAGACGAAGGAGGCTGGGAGCCTTGAGCGACGACGGAATTGAATTCGCGAATCTTGACCAGTTCCTGCAGAACATTGAATATGCTGCAAATCAGGCGCCAGCAACTGCCGAAAAATACCTGAAAAAAGCGGGCAATAAGCTCCGAAAGGCCGCAAAGGACGCCAGCCCTGAAAGCCATGACCAGAAAAAGAAGTCAAAGCACCTCAAAAACCGCTGGTCTGGAAAAATAAAAGGCATGTTTGGCCATGACCTTGAATATGACCTGCGATCCAAAGCGCCGCATTACCACCTCGTCGAGCGAGGGCATGCAAAAGTGACGCCAAACGGCAGAGTTGTTGGCTTTACGCCTGGTACACACTTCTTTGAAAAAGCAGTCCAACAGTTCCAGAGCTCTGGAGAAGTAGATAAACAGCTCGAAAAGTTCTTCGAGGAATTCAAGAATCAGGTAGAAGGAGGGCACTAAATGCTAAAACAATCCGACATACTCAAAGCGGTTCGTGCAGAGCTTAAGCGCCATTATCCGTCTACCCCTGTTTATCTGAACGAAGCTACTGAAGGCGCCGCTATCCCGGCGTTTGTCATTGAACTGGTAACCACAGCCAGTCCGGACGGCTGCAGGACACTGAATATCTGCACCCTGCATATCAACTACATTGACCAGCCGCGAAAACAGAACGCTCTGGCCCTGTATGATATCCGCGACCAGATAAATGCGTCTTTTGCTCATGGCTTTCAGGTAGCTGACCGCTATATCCATGTTTCTTCTGTAGCGTCCAGTATAACAACGGACGAAGCTAACATGGTACAGACCGATATACCATTCCAGTATTATGACGCACCAGAAGAACAGCAACCTGAATGGTTGATTGAGCATATTTATAACAATATTCATTCATGAAGGAGAGAACTAACATATGAAAATGCCTTCTGTTATTGTAACGTTCAAAGAGTTGGGCATTGCCGCCATTGAACGTTCCCAGCATGGTACTATTGCCATGGTTCTGCCTAATGATCCAGAAATCGACGGAAAAGTTATCTATACTGTAGACGACATTCCTGAAAAAGCTTTGGATTATTCCAAGGAACAAATTAAACTGGCTCTGATTGGCTACCAGACCACCCCGCGTTCTATTCGCCTGTTCAACATTGCTCCAACTGTAACCACCGTTGAGCAGCCGGTACTGGACGAAAACGGAGAGCCCAAGAAGGACGAAGAAGGAAATCCGCTGACGACCACAACCAGCGTTACCTCTTATGACTATACGCAGGTTGAACGCCGCCTTGAATCCGCACAGTTTGACTGGTTGGTTGTCCCTGGCATTGCGCCGGAAAAAGTCCAGGAAATCGCAACGTGGATAAAGGGTATGCGCACCAATAAGGACCGCATGGTGAAGGCAGTTCTTCCGCATTGCGCTGCTGACCATGAAAGCGTTGTCAACTTCACAAACGACGTCATTAAGACGAAGGACGGCAAGAATTACAGCACAGCAGATTATTGCGCACGCATTGCTGGCATTATTTGCGGCACCCCTGCAACCATTTCCTGCACTTATGCTCCGCTGCCGGAAGTTATTGAGTGCGACCAGTTCACCAAGGAGGAAATGGACAATAAAGTTGACCAGGGCGAGCTGTTCTTCTACGGCGACGGCCGCAAAGTCAAGATTGCACGCGGTATCAATTCGTTCGTAACGACCGTGCAGGGAAAAGGCGAGGATTATCGCAAGATTAAGCTCGTTGACCTCCTGGATATGATCCACGACGATATCGTAAAAACTGGCCACGATAGCTATGTTGGTAAGTACGCAAACAGCCTCGACAACCGCATGCTGCTTGTAACCGCAATCAATGGCTATTTTCACCAGCTTGAAACTGAAGGCCTGCTGGAACGTAACCAGAACAATGCCAACATTGACATTGAGGCCGTTCGTAACTGGCGCGAATCCAACGGCCTGAACACTCGTGCAGAGCTTATGGCTATGAAAGATCAGGACATTGCAGCACTCAACATTCACGACAACGTCTTTATCAAAGCAGAGCTTTCGCCATTGGACGCTATCGAAAATATTACGGTCAACTGCAATATTCAGTAATTTGGCTGCGACATTGTCTTAGGCAATGTTTTCAAAAGCTAGTGAATATCTACCTAGTAGCTATCAGACCTATTAAGTTAATAGCCTATTAGGTAGATACAATACCTAGCATATACAGCATTAACTCTCTACTATATATAGGAGTGAACAACAATATGGAAAATATGGAATCCAAAAGAGTCTTCTACGGCACTTATGGCCAAATGTGGCTCGACGGCGAGCTGCTTGGTGAAGTTGAAGAGCTGAAAGCTACCGTAAAACTCGACAAGATTGAAGTAAAAATGTCCCGCCACTTGGGCAAATGTTATAAGTCTGTTGGCTGGACTGGCTCTGGCTCATTCAAACTGCATAAGGTATCCAGCTTCATGATTGAAAAGCTTGCCCCTCATATGAAGGAAGGTAAGCAGGTTCTCGTTACTATCGTCAGCAAAATGTCCGATCCTGACGCCATTGGGACGGAGCGTGTAGTTCTTCGTAACTGCCAAATTGATAGTGTCGACCTCATTAACTGGAAACTGGGTGCACTGTCCGAGGAAAGCTATAACTTCACCTTTGAAGACTACGACATTCTCGAAAGCGCAGACGCTTAACTGAAAAACGGAAAAGGGCCGGGCTCTTCCGGCCTCCTAATTACTTCTTTTTGACTATTTCTGAAAGGACTTGAAAACATTATGTCTACAATGATTGACAAATTGCTCGCAGCAGACGCAAAGAAAATTACCGAACTCCAGACTCGCAAATACGAGGTAAAACGCCTGACAGAGGCGCTGGGAGAAAAGTTTGAGCTGACGCTTCGGGCTATTCCCGCACAGCGCTATGCAGAAATCCAGAGTGACGCCGTGGATATGAAAGGCGGCAAAATCGGCAACGTTGACCTGTACAAAATGCAGATTGAAACCTTGGCTGCTGGCATTATTGATCCAGATATCAAGAATAAAGAACTGCTCAAACACTTCGGCGCAGTAACCCCGCATGACCTGATTGCTACACTGCTTAATCCGGCTGAGATTACCGAAGCAGCAGGCGTGGTTAGCGAGCTCTGCGGTTTCAAGGCCCAGAAAGACGTTGACGAAGAAGTAAAAAACTGATTGAAGGAGACGGGACGACGCAGCTGGAATACTACGCATTCCGTCTCCATAACATTATGCCTGGTGAGTTCTACCGCATGGGTATGGGGGAGCGGCAGGTTACGCTTGCCTTTATGAAATACGAGCTACAACAACGCCAGGAAGAATATGAAAAACAACAACGGGAGGCGCAGCAATAATTGGCAACAGTAATCGACGCTGTACTGCGTCTGCGTGACCAAATGTCTGCACAGCTTGAGCATGTACGAAACGAGCTGCAGCAGACCGAACGAGTAACACAACGAATGAGCCGTTCTGTTCGCAGTGTTGGCTCTTCATTGAAGAGTATGGGCGAAACCCTTGCTCCGATTGGCGCCGCAGCTGTAGCCGCAGGCACTGGTGCAGCCATGGCATTCAGCCAGTTTGAGGACGGCGCCGCAAAAGTACAGGCCAAGTTAGACCAGACCGATTGGGGCAAAATGCCTGAACTGAAAAAGCAGGCATTGGAACTTTCAAAAGAATACCGACAAAGCGCAACGGAAATCGAAAAGATCCAGGAAGGGTTGGCTTCAGCCGGCCTTAGCGCGAATGATACATTGACAGCCACCGAAGGTGTACTACAAGGCGTTGACGCCAGTGGAGCTCAGGCAGAAGTTGTTGTTTCGCTCGCAACCAACACCTTAATGGCTTTTGGTTTGCAAGCCAAGGACCTTGGCGGCGTTATGGATCAGTTAGTCGTGACCGCCAATGCGACGGACACGTCCATGGACCTTATGGCAGAAACTTTGAAATACTGCTCGTCAGCTGCGCATATGGCGGGTGTTGATCTTTCAGAAGTCAACACGGCGGCAGGTTTATTGGCAAATGTTGGTCAGACGGGGAGTCAGGCAGGCACAGGCATTAAAGATATGCTGACACGCTTGCAGCTGCCAGCACACATTGAAGAGCTGAAACAGCTGGGTGTCAATGTAATCGACAATAACGGCAAATTCGTTGGTTTGCGCAACACAATAGCGCAGTTAGCTCCAGTATTCAACAAAATGACTGACTCTGAAAAAGCGGCGGCGGCCCATAGTATATTCGGGGACGTGGCTAGTCCGGCTGCCATTGCGCTGTTACAACAGGGTGTAGATAAATTCGACCAGTTGCATAATCAGATAAAGAATTCGTCAGGAGCTGCCGAAAAAGCTGCTGAAGTCCTGAATAACACTTTGGCAGCAAAGCTCGACAAGCTGAAGAATAACGCGTTTGCTGCAGGCGTTGCCCTTGGTGAACAGCTGGCGCCATATATTGAGCAGGCAGCTGCTTTCCTTGGCAATCTCGCAAAATCTCTCAGCGCACTGACTCCAGAGCAAACAAAACTGATTATTGTCATTGCAGGCATTATAACGGCTATCAGCGGACTGCTGGTGGTTGGTGGTTCAGCCATTATCTTCTTCAGCTCTTTTGTTTCCAGTGTCACTGCACTGGCAGCAGCTGTTGCGGCAGCTGGCGGACCTTTAGCGTTCATTACAACAGGCCTTGCCGCGTTCAAAGGTGCCATTATAGGCGTAGGCAGGGCGCTCATGACATTATTCATGAATCCTGTTGCGGCAGCCATTGCGGCAGTCATGCTCTTCGCTTTTGCTGCATATGAGGTATATACCCATTGGGACGGAATAAAGGAATATTTCAGTGGCCTTTGGGAAGGCATAAAAGCCGGCGTCATGAATAATGTTGAATACATTAGCAACTGCTGGGAATCCATAAAAAGCAGCGTTGCGAACAACATTGCTTATCTTGGCAACTGCTGGAACAGTGTAAAACAGGGTGCGTTCGACGCATGGAACGGAATCAAAGCCGCAGCAATTCAGGCTATTACGGCTATTGTTGGTGAAGACCGGCTGAAAAAACTGATTACCAACTGGAACGCTCTTAAAAAGGCGGTTACGGAATTAGTTACTGAAATCCGGAACGAAGTAAGCCAAAAGTTCAATGCGCTTGTTGGCGCTATAGCAGAGCCTGTCAGCAAGGCAGCTAAAGAAGTATCGGAACGCTTCAACAGTATAAAAAAGGCTGTATCCGATTGGGCTGGCGGCGTATATAAAGCGGTATCGGAGGCTTTTTCGAAAGCAAAAGGATCTGCCAATAACGAGTTGGCGTATATAGGCAAGGTCGTTACAAAGGTATTCCAGAGTATAGTTTCCTTCCTGAAGAGCACCGGTTCAGCGGTTTTGAATGCCATAACGACACCATACAAAGTGGCATTCACTATCCTCAAAGGTTTATTCTCCGCATGGCTTGGAACGGTCGTCGCAGTATTCACGACTATTGTTAGAACGGGCGTGGATATCCTCAGCGACCTTCTTGCTTTCCTGACTAACGTCTTTACTGGTAACTGGGCTGCAGCCTGGGAAGCTGTTAGCAATATCTTCAGCGACGTCTTCCACGGCATTGAAGAAGTTTGCACTGACGTCATGAATGGTATCAAGGCTGCTATAAATGCCGTTATCGACGGTATCAACAGTATCTCGGTGGATATCCCTGACTGGGTTCCTCAGTTCGGCGGGCAGCATTTTTCCGTCAATGTCCCACACCTCTATACAGGTACGGAAAACTGGCCCGGCGGCGTGGCCATGATACATGATAAAGGTGCTGAAATCGTCGACCTTCCGCAGGGAACGCGGGTAATTCCGCACGACCAGTCTATGCAGATTATGTATCAAAACGGTATGGCAGACGCTTTAAATAAAGCAGTTAAGCCGCTCCGTAACATTGGCAGCCATATTGTCAATGTGGTTACGACGAAAAATACAATGTCGAAGATACTGCAGGATAATCATTCAGAGCCGGTGATTACAAATAACTCTGCAGATAACCGTCAATTTATATCAAATACAACTGCTATGACTCAACAGCTGCCGCAGCAAGAATCCAACAATGTCAACATTACCATTCCGAAACTGGCAGACTCCATTGTCGTCAGGGAAGAATCAGACATTGACCGTATCGCAAACGAGCTGGTATTCAAACTGAAGAGTCACGCAATCAATTCCATGGGAGGAGCGCTCGTATGAGCCTCCTCTTTTTAACTATAGGAGGTTTTCTCTATGAGTCTATTCGGTAATGTGCTTGGAGGCCTGGCAAAGAAAGCCGCCAGCAAAGCACTTTCTGATTTTCTGGGCGCAGGTTCGGACGCACTGATAACACTTGGCTGTAATGGTTCAACGCTAGTCTTGCCAGTTGATCCTGAAGTGTTTATGTGCCGGGTTGCGCAGAAAAACAGCATTATCAACATAAATAACAGCGGCGAATATAACATGATTGGCAAAACAGGACTGAAAGAAATCAGTATCAGTTCCTTTTTCCCTGCTCAGGATTATCAGTTCAACAATCCTGGCGCCTCCACAGATCCTTATTCATATGTCAACCAGATTGAGGGGTGGCGCACAAGCGGGAATATCTGCCAGATAAATGTATCAGGCACCCCTATCCAGTTTAACTGCCTGATTGAGTCTTTTGGCTATGGTGAAAGAGACGGATCGGGCGACGTGTATTACTCCCTGCAACTGAAGGAGTACCGTGAAATAGAACCGTCGAAAGGCACCGACGCTTTGACCGGTCTTAAGAAGAAGCCAAAGATATCCTTCCTGCAGAGGGCCGGCGCAAACTTTGCAAAAGCCGTAATCCAAGGCAAAAGCCCCATGAAAGCACTGACTGGCGCAATAAGCGCAGGAGGACTTACGGGAAAGCAGGCCGGATACCTAAAAGCATTTGAGGCTGTTACGAAAAAAGGCGGCGTAAAAGCGGGCGACATTATCGACTGTGCTTCCGGCTACATAAAAGTCAACGGTAAATCCATTGGAAAGGGGTAAGTATAATTGTTTAAACTCATGAATAAAACGACAGGAATTGATCTTTCCCCTTATGTTATCAGCTATGACTGGAGCGGCAGTTTAGAACAGGCTGGCAGGAAGCTGTCGTTTTCCATAGCGTATACCACAACAGATAAGCAATGGCAGAACGTTAAAATTGACCTGGGTGACAAAGTGGAATTCAGTTATAGTCCAGACAATGCGCCAGGAACAGAATTCAAGCTGTTTGCCGGCAGAGTATTCATGCAGGACCGTAAGAGCCGTTCTACCTCCATGGAATTCGTAGCCTATGACAATCTGATTTATCTCAGCAAAAGCCATATGACCTGCAAGTTTGACCACCCTGTCCGGGACATTATAACCAGTGTCTGCAATAACCTGGGCGTTACTCCTGGGGACTTATCCTGCAAAGACCTCGACCAGAAATACAAGGAAATTGAGGACAATAAGGCCGGGAGTGAGATTATAGCCGACGCGTTGAAATCCGTTACAGCTACAACCCATAAAAGATATCATGTCTTCATGCATGTCGACCAAAAGACCGGCGAACAAAAACTGGACGTCGTTGCAGCTGGCAACGTAATAGAAGACTTTGTTCTTAACGACGCCCATAATGTCACGAGTGCCAGCCATTCCGCCAGCATTGAGGATATGTGCAATCAGGTCCTGATAGTCGACAAGGACGGCAATGATACCCATGCCAGCGTAAAAAATGAAGCCGATATAAAGAAGTATGGACTGCTTCAGCAGGTGTACAAGGTAGACGACAAGGTTGCTACACAGCAGGGTGCCGCAGCATTGCTTAAAAAGGTGTCGGAGCATAGTTCATTGGAAGCTGTTGGCAATATACAGTGCATTTCCGGCTATTCCGTCACTGTACAGGAGGAACAGATTAAGGGAACTTTCCTGATAACGTCCGACAGCCACAAAATCCAGAACAATGTTCACACTATGAGTCTGACGCTTGACTATCTGGAGCCTACCAACGCAGCTGCTACCGCTACAGTAGACGGGAATATGAATACAACTAACAATACTGGAATGAACAACATTCAGGCTGGTATTGAGGCTGGATACCAAGCCTGGGCAGGCAAAACCATGGACAATGGTACGGCAGGCTGCGCCGAAGCGGTTGGCAAGGTTGGCAGCTGGTATTCGCCGTTTTTGAAAAAAGAGTGCCAGAACGGAGTATGTTATGTTCCAACTATGGTCAAAGACGCTGGCGCAAACTGTATCCCGTTTGACTGCTCAAAGGTTGAAGCCGGGGACGTTATTGTATACGGTGACGACGACCATGTTGTTATTGCAGCTGGTCCTGACGGAAGTTATGTCGGCAATTCCAGCAGCCAGAACTGTGTAGTTAAAGGCGGATCGTTCTATGAAATGGGTGGCCTTTACCCGACTAAGATAATTAAAACCAGCCATATGTAAGCATTGGGCGTTACGACAGGCGCCGACGTATTATATATATTGAGACTACGAGTTATGAAAGGAGGACGTCAATGCACGAAAATCCATACGACACAATACTTGGACTTATGACGAATGCGGCACAATGCAATCAGTCTCCAGGTATTGAAATTGGCACAATTCTTGCTTCTCCTCCGAATATAAAAGTGTCCTATAAGGGCATAATTCTTGAATCCGAAGAGCTATATATTTCAGAATATCTGCTGACCGATTATATGAGAACAGCAAAAGGGCATATAGTAAGCGCCACGCAAAACCGTGGAGGCGGCGGTGGTTATGCAGAATATGAAAGCCATAACCATGACATTGACAACGACTACACTGATACGGTCATTACGACGGACACATTGAAGCCTGGCGACAAAGTAAGCATTATGCCATTTCGTCCGGAAGGCGGCTCTCAACAGTATATTATTCTCGACAAAATAGTTCGGCCGGACAGGAGGAAGTTTTAATGAGCAATCCATTTGTTGCAGGAATACAACCCGCAAAAATAGATAGTACGCAAGATAACCTGCCACTGCTGCAGGAATTCGCCTGGGATATGGAGCATGACACATTTTGTTATGACAGCCGTGGCCGCCATTATATTGTCACAGAAAATGAGGCGCTGAAAATCTGGATATATAAGTGCCTTAAAACAGAAAGATACCGTTATGAAGCTTACCGCCACGGCATTTATGACGCAGACGGTGACTACGGTATTGAACTAGAAGAATATATCGGCACACACCCGAATAACGAGAAAACTGCTGCTGAAATCTGCCAGATTATCCGCGAATCCTTAGCTATTAATCCATATATTGTAAAGATAAATTCTATAGACATTACAGAACGCAAGGGTGACAAACTTGCTCTGCTTATCAATCTTACGTCAATTTATGGCGAGCTTATTCAGGAGGTGAAAATATAACATGAGTTTTAAAATGCAGGAAAAAGACCAAATTCAGAAACGTATGGTCAAAGAACTGGAAAAGGTCAACGATAAGGCTACTATGGAAGGTGCTTTTGGCCGCGACGTTATAAACGCTTCTTCTGTTGAGTTTACCAACGCTTATGCTGAAATGAGCCTTATGTTGCAGGCTGCATTTGCTGACACTTCCTGGGGCAACTACCTGACCATGATAGCCGCTCAGTTTGGGGTAATCCGTAAGCTACCGACGCAGGCAGTTGGTGCGGTTACAATCCAAGGGCAGGCAAATAGTTATGTCCCTGTCCGCACCATTTTCGACACAAAAGACGGCAGTGTTCAATATGAAACGCGCCAGGCTGTAACACTTGACGCAAAAGGGACTGCTACAGTTGCGGTTGACTGCCGCGTTCCTGGCGAAATTGGAAACGTTGCGGCTGGAGCTATCTGTCATATTCCTTTCAGTATTCCTGGTATCCAATCAGTCAAAAACGAAAACGCTACCCATGACGGATATGCGGGTGAAAATGACGAACAGCTGTTAAAACGTTATCTGGAGTTTGTTCGGAAGCCGAGCACCAGCGGAAACGCTAATCATTATAGGCGCTGGGCTTTAGAGACTGCTGGCGTAGGTGACGTAAAAGTCGTCCCGCTCGCTTATGGGCCTGGCAGCGTAAAGGTCATTATTGTAGATCCGCAAAAGAATGCAGCCAGCGCAGACTTGCTGAAAAAATGCAAGGAACATATTGAACAGGAGCGTCCGGTCGGCGCTTCAGTCACTGTTACAACTCCTTCCTATTTTGTTATCAATGTATCGGTTACGGTTGATCCGGCCAATGCCAATGACGACTATAAAACGGCTATAAAGAACGCTATCAATAAGTATTTTGTCGAGCAGAGTTTTCAGAGCGACCATGTAAGTATTGCGCAGGTTGGCGCCGCCATGCTGAACACTGGTATGGTGCTTGACTATTCCGGGCTTACGCTGAACGGAAAAGCGGAAAACATTACACTGACAGTCGACCAGCTGCCGAGACTGGGAACATTGGAGGTTAAGGCCAGAACATGAGTAAGGAGCAAGAAATAGAAGAAACAAAACTCCGCAAAGTACACAATCTCGGCGCCGAATTTATTCGCCAGGGAAGGGTGGATATCAGCGAATATCTTCCCAGTTTCCTGCAGAAAGACGAAGAATTCAAAGCAACATGTGACGCAGAAAGCTTTGAACATGAAAAGGTACTAGCCGGCATAAAAGACGTTTTCAATCAGCTGTTTGTTGAGACGGCAACTTGGGGACTAACTATGTACGAACGAATCCTCGATCTTCACCCAGCTCCGGACGCAACATATGAGTACCGGCGCGCGCAAATTCTTATCCATATGCAGGCAGCAAAAGTCAGTACCGTTGAGGTTATGAACGCCATTGTAAATACATATGGCAGCGGATACATTGTCGAGCAATCTGAACGGTATTATTTTGAGGTTTTCTGCTCCTGCAACGATAAAGCGGCACTCAAAGCAATGAAAGAAGACATTTTAACGTATAAGCCCGCTCATTTGGGAATTTCCATTTATTTAGGCTATTCCTGGGACGGGCAGATAACATTCGACGGTACATACTCATTCGATACAACGCAAAAAGACTGGAGTGACGAAGTTTAATGAGTACAACGGTAAACAAAAAATGGGAATCCACATTCCCGACCACTATTGGAAATCAGACGCGGCCGGATAAAGGCGTTGACGACACTCTGTCTTTTGAGACTGGCGCATTTCCGCAGTTTATGAGCACAGATCCGGTTCGCTATGACAAGCAGAATGCGGCCATGAGTCAAGCAATGAGTAACGACGCCCGACTCAACGAGAAAATAAATAATTCCAATGCCGAACTGGATAAGCATAAAAAAGATCCTGCCGCTCATACTGCTGGAATCGGCGGTAATGCGGCCACGGCAACAAAGCTAAAAGAAAAAAAAGCACTGCGGTTGTCTGGAAAGGCCAAAGGCGAGGCAGAATTTGACGGTTCTGCGGACGCCAACATAAGCGTAACCGACGTAACTGCTGACCGCTGCACCGGCAACTCCGCCACGGCTACGCAAACGACCGCTACCGCCGCGAACGGAGGAGCAGCCGACCTTGTTAAAGGCAGTATGGCTGGTGGTGACAGCTTCCGCATTCGCGTTGGCGGAAAGGACGACAATAGCTGGGCTGAAATTGCCACAGGAGACAATGGCAACGAGACCATTACTGTAGCACAATACAGCGGCGCATTTGCTACGAAAGTCAAAGAAGCTACACTGTTGGACGGAGCCGGAAACACCGCATTTCCTGGCAGGGTGAGCGCTTCAAATGGTTTCAAAGGCCACCTTTATGACAAGGCAGATACGGCAGGACGCGCGGACGTTGCAACAACAGCAGACAGACCAACCGGTTTTACTGGATCAGACGCTGGCGAATGGGGCAACACTGTAGGCACTCATGTAGCTGGCTGGAGCACTAAAAACGGTGGTTCTATTGACTTCCGCGAAAACGGCAGCCAGGTCAACATGAAGGTTGACGGCGTTATGTACCAGCGCGAAGGAGCGCGTTTGGTTATCGACGACAGCACTGTCAACAATTATGCTCCGACGAAAACTGGCGGCGGTGCTTCCGGAACTTGGGGAATAAGCGTAACAGGAAATGCCGCAACAGCAACGAATGCCGGACATTTGAGTGACTTCAATGGCGGACATGTTGTAAATGTTGCGGATAAGGCAGCAGACGCGTGGGCCAGCCTTGGCAGTTCAAATTCAGGTTGGTGGCTTAAGAGCATACATACCAATGCAAACACTCCAGCTTGGCTTTCTAATAACTATTCAGCCGGCATTGCGTTTGGCGGATCAGATACAAAAGGCGTAATCAGTACAGCTTACAACGGCCCAAGAGTTAAATTTGCAGGCGGCAATGGCACCAAACCGGTTTGGTGGTACGGTCTCAATGGTACAAGCGGTAAGACATACGACCTGAACAATATGCCGTCTTCCTGGAATAATGTTGCGGGCAAACCGGCCACTTTTGCGCCTTCGCCACATAACCATGACAGTTCATATCCTTCTACGACTGGAGCTAGAGCCAGCGGCACTTGGGGCATTAATATAACAGGCAACGCCGGTTATTCTGCTCACAGTGGCAAGGTAGACAATGACAACGCACAAATGCGGTTCCATTGGGACGGTTCAAAAGGCAACCAGCCAACCTGGGTATGGGGAAGTAACGACTCAAGTAATGCGTATGTCTTTAACCCAAAAAATTTCAGCGTGAACTACTCAAACAGCGCGGGAAATTCTGACAAACTGGACGGTTATCATGAAAATAGCTTCCTGCGCTACCGTGACGCTCAGGGCAATGGTGTTGGAACATTATGGAGCCAAATAGGTATTCGTCAGTACAGTAACGGACGACCAGACGGTTTGGGCGAAGGATATAACTACGGCGCGGTCGTTTCACTGCCCGGCAAGGACTCCCGCCTTGATCTTTGGTACAATAGCCAGAGCAGCAGCAACGGTGACGGACTTTACTACCGCAGCGGGTGGGGATCAGGTAAGAAGGGCTGGCGGCGTATTCTCGACAGTGGCAACTTCAACAACTGGGCGCCGACCAAGACTGGCGGTGGAGCCAGCGGAACTTGGAAAATCAATGTCACTGGTTCAGCTGGCAGCGTAGCGTGGAACAACGTCACGGGTAAACCGGGCTGGACCACAGACTCAACTAAAGCTGCAAAAACGGGGTGGACGCGACTCCCTGGCAACTTGATTATGCAGTGGGGCGTCGTCAGCGGTAAAGGTACGCTGACTATCACATACCCCATTGAATTCACAACTTTCGCGGTGCCTGTCATGAATGGTACTGCTGACGGAACATGGGATAACGACGACCAAAACCCGGCAATCATAAAACAGTCTTTGACAGGCTTTACGGCTAATTCGTCTCTTTCAAACCAAGCCACTATCAACTGGATAGCTATCGGTAAGTAAATTAGGATCGTGATTGATATAAGCATAATAATAAGTACAGCAGTTTTGCAGGGCTACGACCAGAACAGCGGCATTATTGAAATCTACGGACTCAACTACTAATGGAGGTATTCAACATGACTCAGGAAGAAATTGATTATATGAACGATCCATTCGTGCAGAAGGCAGGCGAGGCTATCGCCCCCTCTTATTTTGAGCTTGTATTCAGGTTTAAGTGCCAGCCTTTTGAATCCGTGCCTGTTTACTGGCGCAAACAGGTTCGCGACTACTACGAGGCGCATAAACATGAATTGTATGACTACAGCCCGGCCACGGATTATTTTAACCCTATCCTGCCGGACGAAGCACCTGCTGACGTAGAAAAGAAAAAAAACGAGGACAACGGCAATGAGTGACAGGGAACTGCACGACGTCGTTGTACAACAGTTAAACAGTATGAGCGCATGGCAGCATGACACCACCGAACTGCTGCGCTCAATGTCAGAGCGGCTGGCTCGTCTTGAGAATAGTGTCGACAATCTGGAGAAGCGCCGGGAAGCAGACGACGGCAAGCTGACAGAACTGGAAGCTCTTAAAAATCAGGGCATTGGTGCCAAAGGAGTAGTTGCAGCGATTGTTGCAGCTATTCCTGGCATTGTTGCTCTACTGAAACTGTCTTTGTGAGGAAGTAAAAATGAAAGCGATTATGTATATTCTTCAAAACTGGACGCTTACTCATACTTTTGTACTGGCTTTTCTTGCCGGCTGGTTCGCCAATGGTTTTGGCGCAGGCCTAGATCTCACGGCCCTGGCCACAGCTTACGGCGTAGCTGCTGGCGTCAATGTTACAAAGTACGGCATTGCGTCCACATTGAATTCAAAACCTGGAGAAAAGCCAGAGGTGAAGTAAATGGTAGATCTGGAAAATCCATTCCGAGACGGCAGACCTGGCAAGGACGGCAAGGACGGCCTGTCAGCTTATGACATAGCAGTAAAGCATGGGTATGTCGGCACAGAAGAAGAATGGTTGGCCAGTCTGCATGGCAGGGACGGGCGTGACGGTTTAAGCGTTCAAGGGCCAGCAGGCGTTCAAGGGCCGCAGGGTGAAAATGGCTTATCCGCTTATGAGCTTGACTGTCAGGAAGGTTTTGTTGGTACAAGGCAGGAATGGCTGCAGAGCTTAAAGACACAAGGAAAAAAGCTGCCAGAGCTGCAACAGGACATACTCAATATGGCCTTACCTGCCACTGCGGAGAAAAAGTTTCTCACAGGCGCGCAGGACGTAATCGGCGCAGTCAATGAAACAAAAAGCTCAACGCAGGCAGCAGTACAAACACAAACCGCTATAACAAACATGCTGACCATTCAACTCGCCCAGCTCAATGCTAAGGTGAAAATGATAGAACAGCAACTGAAGAAGTAAAAAGGGAGAATTATTCATGAAAGTATTTTTGAATCCAGGACATGATAGAACTTATGACTCCGGCGCTTGTCACTGGAGCGGCACACGCGAGGCAGACATTGCCTGGCTGATCGGCTGCAAAGTACAGGAGTATCTGGAAGCTGCCGGCGTAGAAACAATGATTATGCAGAGCGACAACCTTTGCGGCTGGGACTGTGACCGCGAGGATCGCCCCAAGGCTGTATGCAAGACTTCTGATAACTGGGAGGCCGATCTCTTCGTATCAATTCACTGCAACGCATTCAACCAAGAAGCCAAAGGTACAGAAGTGGAGTATATTTCCGCCGCTGGCGCAAAGGCTGCCCAGTGCATTCAGGATCAGATTGTGGACGCACTTGGCACTGTAGACCGCGGCATAAAAGTTCGTCGCGATCTCATGGTTCTAAAGCATACGGACGCCGTAGCTGTGCTGGTCGAATGTGCATTCATTGATAACGACGAAGATCATGAAAAACTGGTTAACCGTACGGACGAATTCGCCGCAGTTATTGCACGAGGCATTACGGATTACGAACTGACTCTGTAAATATAGAAAGCCCCCATGCGCGCGCATGGGGGAATTTTTTACCAAGGTATATTGTTCGCTTTTTTAAACCCTTCTTGGTATATGTGAAACAGAGTAAGGGCGATAAATTGACCAACAGTATTAGGTTTCACCAATTGCCAGTCTTTGTCAGAAGTAGTTTTAACATAACGACCATTTTTATCATAAACAGCCACTGCTTCATTTTTCAAAAATATACTGTCTACACTTCCATACCAAACCGCAAGGTTAATGAGTTCATAATCTCCGTCCGCTTTCACATTTTTCAATTTCACGCGAAGTTCCTTCTTGTCCCATTTCCCGGTATTGCGGTCAACATAGAACTTTGAATATTCATTTGAAAACAACGGGCACCAATCCGCAGCAGAACAGTGGGAAAGCGGCAAAAACAACGAGAACAGCAACGTAACAACTACAAATACTTTTTTCATAAAGACCTCCAGCAAAAATGACATGACTCATTCCATATTAGCAGTATTTCATGGCCATGTCCATTTTTCTGGGCGAAATGTTGAGGGCCGACGTATTATTCAGGAATTTTGTTATCTCTTTTGAAATGTCCTTGGTATAATTCAAACAGCTTAAAGGCGAGAACTTGACCTGCCGTATTCGGCTTCACCTCAATCCAATTGTCGTCCGAGAAGTGGAGAATATAACGGCCATTTTTGTCATAAACAAACACTGTACTGTTTTGCAAATATATCTCATTTCCACTTTCGTATCTGGCAATGAGGTTAATGAGCGAGTATTCGCCGTTTGCTTTCACAACTTTTAATCCTACATGGAGGTCCATTCCGTCCCATATTCCACTGCTACGGTCAACATAAACGGTTTTCTTATCGTCAGACAGTATCCAGTACCAATCCGCAGCAGAACAGTGGGAAAGCGGCAAAAACAACGAGAACAGCAACGTAACAACTACAAATACTTTTTTCATATAGACCTCCAGAAAATGACATGACTCATTCCATATTAGCAGTATTTCATGGCCATGTCCACAATTCTGGGCGAAATGTTTGGTCCCGACGTATTATATATAGTGAGAATGCCATAACCTTTTCCTCCTTATTTATATGAAACCACCCTGCTCAGGGGTGGTTTTTGTTTTGTCCGCAGCTTCCCTTCTATCGCAAGTTGTTGTATAATAGCTACTAGGTTTAATAGGTTAATAGGCTAATAGGTAGATACACATAAGGGGAGGGCAACAGA